CATAGCAATTGCCAGTGCGATGTTGATTTCGGGATTAAACTCTTTAACCCTCAGTCCGGCCGTGGCGACATTGATTATGCGTGCCAATCAACAACCGCCCAAGTTTATTCAAAAAATTATGGCGGGTATTGATAAAATGCGCAACCTTTATTCATCAACGGTTGGTAAAATGTTGCCTTTATCAAAGATTGTTTTGGTCTTTATCGCTTTGTTTGGATTGGCTGCTTATATTTTATTTCGTGCCACCCCATCGGGATTTTTGCCGGCCGAAGATCAAGGGGTTTTTATGATGGAGGCTCAATTACCCGCCGGTGCCAGTTGGCAACGCAGTAAGCGTGTTTCCGACGAAGTGTTAAAAAGATTAAAAACAATTCCCGAAATTGAAAGCGTGATGAATACGGTCGGCTATGGTGTGATGAGCGGATCGCCCACGGCAAATAATATCTTTTTTGTGGCCAAATTAAAACCTTATGAAGAACGCACAAAAAAAGGCCAAGGCGTGAACGATATCATCAATCGTGTATGGGCTTTGACGGCGGATATTAAAGAGGCAATTATTATTCCGTTTAACCTGCCACCGATTATGGGTGTGTCTATGACATCTGATTTTGAATATATGTTGCAAAGCACAACCGGTGCCAGCCCCGAGGAAATTTTATCCACGGCCAATGAATTGATTGCAAAAGCCAACAAAGACCCCCGTTTAAGTCACGTCTTTACGCTTTACACAACTGATTCTCCCCGTGTTCAATTAGAAGTGGATCGTAAAAAAGCGTTTGCGCTGGGTGTCCAAATTTCGGATATCTTTAACACGATGCAAACAATGCTGGGCGGAACTTATGTCAATGACTTTAATATGTCGGGTCGTACATGGCAGGTAAATGTCCAAGGTGATATTTCCGATCGCAGTGTGTTGGATGATATTTATAAAATCAATATCAAAAATAATCAAGGACAAATGGTGCCTTTGCGTTCGTTGGTATCCGTGCGCAAAACAATTGGCGCCCAAAGTATTCAACGTTATAACAACTATCGTTCTTTGAAAATTCAAGGTTCGCCCGCTTTAGGTCAAAGCTCTGGTTCGGCCATGTCGGCAATGGATGAATTATCCAAAGACCTGCCCGAAGATTATAAATACGCATGGACGGGTATGAGCTATCAGGAACGTGTTGCCAGCGGTCAAACATTTTTGATTTTTGGTATGGCGTTTTTGTTTGCCTATTTGTTTTTGGTGGCCTTATATGAAAGTTGGGTGATTCCTTTGCCGGTGATGTTTTCAATCGTTATCGGTGTTTTTGGGGCGATCGGTATGCTTTATTTAATGGGACTGACCAACGATTTATATGCTCAGGCCGGTATGATTGTTTTGATTGCATTGGCGGCCAAAAATGCGATTTTACTGGTTGAATTTGCCAAAGACGCTCATGCCAACGGAATGACGGTTTTTGAAGCCGCTAAACAAAGCGCTCATATGCGTTTCCGTGCCATTATGATGACCGCTTTTTCATCATTGGTTGGCTTTTTGCCTTTGGTTGTTGCGGCCGGCGCCGGTGCAATTTCACGTCGGGAAATTGGTTCATCCATTTTTGGTGGATTGGCAATGGCGTCATTTGTCGGCATCTTCTTTGTTCCGTTGTTATACGTGTTCTTCCAAAGTATTTTGGATTATTTTTGGAAAAAGAACAAAACTAAATAAATGTTTTGCCGTTAAAGGTGTATTTCTTTTTCGGCCCTTTGTGAAACAGAACAACCACCGCCATCGGCCAGCATTTCATTTAAAATTTGAATTTCTTCATCTTCGTTTAAATAGAATGAATACATATAACACCTCTGGTATCAGAGTATTTGGAGAAAGATGAAAAGTCAATATAAAATTAAAAAAAGATGAAATACTTCTTGCAATTTAAAAAAAAGTTTGATATAATTCCGAACGATTGGGGTGTCGCCAAGTGGTAAGGCAACGGTTTTTGATACCGTCATTCGTTGGTTCGAATCCAGCCACCCCAGCCAATCTGGACAGTGTCCAAATTTTGAAGCATATCAAATGGCTTTTGTAGCGTAAATCCAAGGTTTCCCTTGTCCAGTTCAAGAGTTCGCAGGACGAATTTCAAGAACATCCGCTTTTGGTCGGTGTTTTTGCTTAAACTGTATATTTTCCAGGCATTAGAAGCGAGTTCGCACAATTCAAACAGTGTTTCATCAAATTTGTCATTGCCGGCTTCATGGGCCTTGATTTTGGCTTCTAAATTGTGGCGTTCATCGTGAAGCTGTGTCCGCTTCGTTTTATAATCTTCTTCATCAATTTTGTTGTCAAGGTATAGGTCCATCAATCGGTCAAGCCGATCATTCGTTTTTGTGAGTGATGCTTTCAAACTGGCCACTTCATTTTTATGGAAAGCGACTTCCGCTTCCTTCGTGCTGCGCAACTTTTCCTTCAAGGCCACAAGCAACCCTTCCGGCATTTGAAGGCTTTTGAGTATCATTTCAATCTGATTGTCAATTTCCTGTTGCGGAATATACATCCTCTTGCCGTTTTCATCAAAACAAATCACATAAACAAATTTGCCCTTCTTTGTGTCCGTTGAACAAATCTTCCCGGAATGCTTGCACCGGATAAGTCCCCGGTATAAATAATCCAGGGATGAGTATTTGAACGCTTTGGCCGCATTGCCTGCCATGACATCCTGACAGCGTTCCCACATTTCCCTTGAAATAAGCGGTTCATAAACATGGCGGACCAAATCACCCTTTGACCGCATTTCCCCATAGTAAAACGGATTTTTGAGCATGTTCTGAATGACGGAATTGCTGACGGGCTTTTCTTTGTATGTTAAAAGGTCCATTGCCCGGGCCTTTCGTCCAAGTTCCCGGATGGAAGTTTTTCCCAGGGAATAAATTTCAAACAGTTGCCGGACCTTTTCGGCCATAACTGGATGTGGACGGATGCAACTTTTGTTTTCCTCGTTCTTGTAGTTCTGATAACCGATCGGGGCAAGTCCGGCCCATTCCCCATGCTTGACTTTATAATCCAGGGACCGGCGGACATTTTCGGACAATTGAAGAATATAGGACTTTGCGCCCATGATGGCGAAATCCCACATCATAATGTCGGTTGCTCTTGCGTCCTTATGGATGACAAGACCTTCCCGGCAAAAGTGGATTTCAATCATCCCCTTGTTGACAAGCTCGTTTAATCTGAATTGCTCTTTGAATGAACGCTGAATTCTGTCCACTGAATCAGCGATGAGGGCGACCTTTTCTTTTTGCTTTTCGCAAAATTGAATGACGGCATTGAATTTCTTGCGATCGCCACGGGTGGACGATTCAACGATTTCAAAGGATTTGATAACATCAAGCCCCTTGCGTTTCGCATATTCTATAAGGCGCGTATTTTGGGCGGAAAGACTGTGTCCTTCTTCCTGTTCCTTTGACGACACCCTTGTCAATATAACAGCCTTCATTCTTTAATCCTTGCCACATTATTCTTAAACTTTGGAAAGCCCCCACCAGGCATTGAGCCGCGAATTCTGCGTCCCCCTTTTTCAACGGGGCCGGGTATAACTCGCTGATGGTTGCTTCCAAGGTTTTCATATCCTACACCATTTTGACCTAAAAATCAAGTTTAATTACGAAATATCGCCATGTTAAAAGCAACGCGGCGAATATTGAAATACCGCTTGCAAGTAGTAAAAATTTTGTTTCTTCCATATTTTCCCCCTTTAATCCTTTATGAAATAATTCAAAATGTGTTTTGTTAGGCCGGAATCGCTGATGCTCTTTTTAGAGCAATCATTCGGTATCATGAATTGAACCTGATGCGGAACCTGGCCGCGTTCTGACATTTCAATGACAATGCGCTTCATAGAAGATGATGTGCTGATGTCCAGGTGAATGACCATTTCTTCTGTTTTGAATTTTTTCATTTTAGGTTTTCCTTGTTCTTTGAAATTATGTCCAATTGAAATTTGCGCAGGACCACCAACGAATTGAGAGTGCATTCCATCACATCAATCTGATAGTTGGCTTCAAGCTGGGTCATCTTGCCGGCTTCCACATATTTCGGATAAACACGCTTGCGCATTTCAATTTCACGCTTGACCCCTTTGATTTGTTCTTCTAGTGTCATTTTTTTACCGTCCTTTTTATTGGTTTCTTAAAATATACGATGACCGTCCCGGAATTGTTTTTGAGTTTTGGCTGTTTTGTTTCCGGGTCAATAAAAGACACTCGGCCGCGCAAAATCTCAAAATGAAAGTATGGATAAATAAAAGTCTGAAACGCATGACTATCCATACAATTCAAAGGAAGAATCATCACAACGATTGGACATTGATAGAATTGGACTTCCATGTATGCCTTTTTCATGAATTCTGCTTTTCGGCTGAACGGTGGATTGCAAAAGACGCGTTCGTTTTTCCAACTCATTTGAAGGGAATCAACACCTTTGTCATGATAAAATCCTTTTTTGCATTTGCAATTATCAGAAGTGCAAGCAGCATCAACTGTAAAATTGAAAATGTCGTTCAATTGATCGTATAGTTCTTTCGGTGTTTCAAATTCATCATTTCCTTTGACATTCATTTTCATACGACATCCACCTCTATCTTCCAGTCATTTGCAATCAAATCATCTATTTCAAATTCCCCGTCAATTCTGGTGCCATGCAAATCAACTTCAATCCAACAAAAGTCCATCCCATACTTTCTGTTTACAAAACAGCGAATAGCACCGTGGCTTTGTTCTGCTTTCTTGTATGCTTTTTTAATTGCCGTTAGTAGTTTCATTGTTCACCTGCCTTTTTGCCGGCGTTAGCAAAACGATCGCCGTCTTTGTCCTGGGTATAATACTTTTTCAGATATTCAAAAGCGGTGTCCGGGTCATTTGCGGCAGGATATTCATAGTCCACAAGTTCCCCGTTCTCATCTTCATGTTTGTCCTTTACATTTCCGAAAGCATAGTATTCTATGACCTTTTTGGCTTCTTCCAGTTGCAACGCTGCCGCGCATAGGCTCGCATAAATATCAACGCAATCCGTTTCCATCACTTCCCCCTGTCTAAATCTTCCGCGGCCTTTTCAACGCTTTTTGCAACACCTTTTAGAACGCTTGATGCGCCACAGGTTATGATGGAAAGCATTCCATCGGCTTCTTCGTTTTTGTTCTTACCGGACAAATCCTTCACAAGTTCATCAGCGCACCGAATAGGGGCAGAAGCCAAATCAATCAATGAATCAAAAAATCCCATGACTTCCCCCTTATTCTGATGTTTCAAACAGGTGGGCCAAATTACAAGCCGATTGCCCAATATAGATGTGTTCTTCCGGGGCGATGTATTCATTATAAACGCATCCGGTTTCCTGGACCTGGAAGGCCGCGAACCATCTCTTTTCCTTTTTGTCCGGTGGACACACTGCCAACAGGACCTTTGTTTGTTTTTCTTTTGGATTGCGCCATATTTGGCCAACCTTAAATTTTACTTTTTTTGTCATTTTCTTATCCTTTCGCAAAGTCAAACAGATTTGTTTTGACCAATTTATATTGTTTGAATTTCGTCTGATCGCCGTAGCGGTTCGTCCGATGTTTCCATTCATCGGTAATGTTCAAGCACTTGTTATGGCGCAACCTGTGAATGATTGAGCTTAAACGCGTGATGCCGTATTCCATGAATGCTTCCCAACTTGTGATGCCTTCTTTGTTATCACGAAGGTGGCGTTCAATCATTTCGTCCTGATTCATCTTGTCCCCCTTCTGTGTCTTTTCTGAATTGCAAGAAAGCGTTGAACAGGTTCATCCGTCCTTCTTCCCCAACATACTCATTGAAAAAAGATTCAATGACGGTGAAGGCGTTTTCAACCTTGCTTTTTGTTGGCACCTGGATTTTAACCTTGACATTCTTTTTGAATGCGCTGGTCAAAAAATCCGTCAAAGTGTCCTTCTTATACGGAATCAGTTCCGGGTTTCCTGGAATTTTGGCGTATAATTCACACCCAACACAGGAACACCCAAGCGGAATGATTGCAAAGTTTTCCTCATTTTTCACGCCATGGAAATCTTGAATTGCTTCACCCTTCGTCAAATGCCATTCTTTTGAATGGTGTTTGCACTTTGGACAATGAACAAGAAAAACTTCGTTATCGTGCTTCCCATCAAAGGGGACATAGTGCAAGGTTTCCGCTTCTGTCCCACACTTCGGGCAAATAATTTTTTCTTTCATGGCACCCCCCTTTCTCTGATTACTTCAAAAAGGCCAAAATCAAAGTGGCGGTCAATAACAGGGCAATAGCAATTTGCAAATATTTCACAATCCTTTTTGCCTTGCGTTCTCTATCGGCAATTGAAATGATAAAGAGTTCCACAAGTTCGGCGTTCCGAATTCCAAGTTCCATTGTCGTTGTAATGTTGCCGGATTTCAAAGCGTGTTGAATGTTGCCGACAGAATATCCGGTGATTTTGGATAATTGTTCAACGGTCCATTTACGGGCGGCCATTATTGTTTTTAAGTCTTTACATGTCATCATGGTATTAGTCCTTTCTGATAAAATCGTTTGGGTTGAATTTGGCACCATTTTCAGCGATGTGTTTTTCATCTTCATCACGGTTGATGCCTTTCCCGTGGCCGATGTAAAGTTTTCTTTGTTTCAAGACTTCATCTTCTACTTCCACAATGCCGACAACAGAGCCGTCTGTTTGTGGATACCAAGCGCTAGTGATTATTTTTGACATTGCTTTCCCCCTTTCGTTAAAATGGAATGTCATCGTCAAAGGTTGATGCCGGTTGAGAATCCCATCCGGCTTCCTTTTCCTGTTGGTTTTCTGTTTGTTGATTGTCTTGTTTCTTTCCTTGTTCACGGTCCATCAGCTTGAAATATACCTTTTGAAGCAAAAGGATGAGCCGCGGAAGGTTGTCCGGGAATGTGTTGATTGATTCCCTGGTCCATTCGCCATTTTTGTCTTTATAGCCGCGCTGGACACAAACGGAAAGATATTCCTTCATGTCCTCGGTTTTTCGTTCAAATACGGACACGCTGAAATTATGGTCGCGGATTGAAAGAATTGGTGGTTTTTTATCTGTTGCCATGATTTCCCCCTTTCGTTATGATAATCTGACAGGCATTAAAACAATTTGGAAAAGCCATCCGTTGACCTCTTTTTCCCAAAGGGCCGCTTGATTTGCATCCCCTTGAATCGGTTGGATGAAAGAACTGCCTAAAATCTTTTTGACAATGTTCATATAATCGGGATTGAAGGCTGTATATTCTGTCGCTAGTTTGTCCGTTTTAGGAATAGATATTTTATAGTCTGGATATATCTCATCAATGATTTCACAAGCGACAAGCGGTTCAGCGTGTAAAATGCCGACCTTGTCATCAAAGGTTTCAAGCTGGGCATGAGGGAAAGCCGGGTCCGTCTTTCCGATCTTGCTGCACAATTTGACAATGATGCCGTCTTTCAATTCTTCTGTATCAATTTTTTCGCAAGCGTGGACAAGGATGTGTCCATTTGTTCCGACATAGTGTCGCAAGCCACCATCATCTTGAATGAAGATTCCGCCGATAGCCGGTATCGCTTTGTCTTTTGATACTGCCAATTGGCAATCTTTCATCAATTCCAGGTTCACTGCGTATGTTTTCTTTTCCATTTTTTATTTTCCTTTCGCTGTCCAATGGGCTTCAAAGGCCTGCGCAAATTCAGGCGTTTTGTTGATGAAGTTCACCATTGTGTTGATTCTTCCAAGTAGGATTTGCGTGTTGTCGGGTTGTTTGAAATAAGATTCTGTCCAAACTTCTTTGCGATCGCTGACCAAATATTCAAATTCTTCAATCGGCGTGCATTCCATGTAAAGCAGGTGTTGAATGCTTCCTTCAAATTTCCCGGTGTCATAGTGGCCGGTGTATTTAATATCAAAGATTTTATTTCCTTTGATTACATCGGCTTTCCCATAAAGCAGATAGTCGCCAATGCGTTTTTGAACGACCTGCTGCCAATATCCGCCTTTTACAATTTCAGCGATTTCACGGACACAAGGGTCTTGACTTTCTATGCCTTTGTTGGTCATGGCATAGATTTCATTTTCAAAGTCAATTCCCTTTTGGATGGCTTCGGTTGGGGGAACCGGGACTTTGTTCAGCACATTCAGGAAGTCCTGACGGGCCTTCAAGTCGCTTTCCGGTGTCCCCTCAAAGGAAGATTCCGCGTAATAGCGATATGCATTGTATAGGCTGGCCGTAATTAAAAACGCCATCTTATGCCCCCAATTTTTGAATGAATACTTTTGCGACCTTGTCGTATGTTGCGCCAATGTCGGATGCTTTACTGTTCAATTCATGCTTCCAAAAGAATTCACTGTCCCAAATCTTTTCCAGGTTCTTCAATTCCTCAAAGACTTCATTCAATGTGGCCAAATCTTTGACCGTGGCAATCTTCTCGGTGATGACACCTTTCAAAGCGTTGTATTTATCCAGCATTTCGCTTTCTTGTGTCCGGCGTGCGTTCACCGCTGCGACGATGTAATCCTGGAAGAAAGTGTTTCCTTTTACTGTGTCTGGAATTTCAATCACGGGTTTCAATCCCAAGGAATTTTTGGCATAGTGTCTTTCAGTTGGTGAAAATGAAATCGTGCGTGTGTTGCCTTTCATTTCCATGTAGCCCATCAAGTCCAACTCTTTGACAATATCCTTCCCGGATGAACCGGCCACATCAGGGCGAACAAAACGGACCTCGCCATCTTTATCTTCTTTTTCATGGGCCACAAAGATGACGGACTTGTTTTTGGATGCGATCAATTTCAATAAGTTTTGGAATTGAATCTTGACGGCACCCCATCCTTGCATTGACAAATTGCCGTTGCCTTGTTTCAATTTTGGGTTATCTTTGGCCACATATTCGCCGATGCGGTCAACACATTTGCCCAAGGTGTCAATGACGATTGTGTCAAATGAATCAAGTTCGTTGCCGTTTAACAGGTCCAACACTTCCTTGAAGTTATTGACGGGCAATGAGGGGCAGCGAAAGCGTATTTCCACGCGACCGATACCACGATCAAAGTCAATCAATGCTGGTCTGCTTGCTGACAAAGCGGCTGTTGTTTTGCCTGTTCCAGGTTGCCCATAAATTAAACATGAAATCGGGGCGTTGTTTTGGATTTCATTAGGTTGTTTTAATAACATTTTATTTTTCCTTTCTTATTATATTTTTTATAAAGTTCTTTATTAGAACAATCTTATAATTACATTTTTGGTAGTGAAATGTCAATAAAAAAATTACCATTTCGGTAATTTATTTTACAAATAATTGAAATACAATGAAAAATTTTTACAAAAATTTTGCAAAAATGGTAATTTTATTGTTGGATTTTTGAAATTACGGTCTTAAACATGTTTTGAAGCGTTTCGCTTTCGGCTGTCTGACCGGATGCAAATGGTGCGGCAAACAACATAAACAGGTGCGACACAGTATAAACACTGTCTTTAACTTCAAATGTTTGTTCGCCTTTTGGTGTCTTATAGGTGACCGTCATTGTGTAGTCATCATGTGCATAACTGGGGATAATGAAAAGCGTCAAACCCGTTATTGTGCTTGCTGTTGGGCTGTAATGGCTGTCAACATTGACCCGAATCGTCAATTTGTTCTTTGACGATTCGTTTGAGGTGTAGCCGGATTCATGAAGCAAACGCGCCAACTGATGCGCAAGATTGTATTCTTTGCCGCCGTTTCCTGTTGTCAATTCCCTGTCATTCAATGTTCTTGTGAGAATCACGCGGCCGTCAATATCGCCGGATGATTGGTGTATTGTTGCATCTGATAAAGACCCCTTGAATGATACAGAACACGCGGACAACAAAAGAAATGAAGCGACAAAAATCTTTTTCATATTATTCCTTTCTGAAAGAGCCGATCACGACACCAGTGATAGCACTTTCACCGGTTGTTTCATCAATCTTTATGCTTGAAAATGAAGGGTCCGTTGATTGTGGAACAAGATATGTTCCCGATTCGTTTTTAATGTATTCTTTGACGGTTGCTTCAACTGTCAAATCCTTCGGATTCTTGCGTTCTACAATTACCCTTTTCCCGTTTTCAATTTTTTCATCCCATTCATTTATAGGGACGCAAACGACACAAGTCCCGTTCGGAAAGACCTTATTCATTGATTCGCCACGGACTTCCAATGCATAAAGGTGCTTGCCTTCATAGGCTGAATAATCTGGGATTGCTATTTGATAAAAATCGCAAGGGTCCCATTGTGCGGCTTCTTGCCATTGCCCAGCCTGGACATGGCCAACGACATTGATGGTATTGATTCCTTTGGGTTGCCATTCAAGCGGTAAAAGTTCAACCGGCTTGACGGACAAGGCCTTTGAAATTTTTTTCATCCAATTCAGATCTAACCGCCTTTGACCGTTTTCAACGCGAGATATATTCGCATCGCTTGTGCCAATAATATCCGCAAGTTGCTTGCAGGTCAAACCTTTAAGTGTTCGTAATTCTTTAATCCTGTTTTTCATGGGCTTTTCCCCTTTCTTTTTTTATTATATACCAAAATGGTAAAAAAGTAAATTACCAAAAATGCAAAATTCCTATTGACATTATTACCGTTTTGGTAGTATATTCGCCTTGAAAGGAGGTATTATGACACTTGAAGAATACCTAAAAACGAATAAAATCTCTTTTAAAACAATGGCTTGTGAATTGAAAATCGCGCCAACGATTATTTGGCGTTGGGTAAAACAAAAAAGGATTCCTCGGCAAAACTACATGCAAAAAATTTTTGAATGGACGCATGGCGAAGTTAAACCAGCGGATTTTTATCCTGAATATTCAACATGAAAGGAAAGGAAAAAATGGAAAGCACAAACGAAATGATACACATAGTCGTTTATGGTGCGCCACAAGGAAAAGGACGGCCACGAATGTCAAAGTTCGGCGGTGTCTATACACCGGCAAAGACGGCGGCTTATGAATCCGCTGTCCGGTTTGCTGCTGGGCAAGGAATGATTGGGCATTCTTTGTTTGAAAATCCTGTCGGCGTAAAAATCCGGGCTTGTTTTGAAGTGCCGGAATCATACACGAAGAAAAAGAAAGCGTTGGCTGCACAGGGCCAACTATTTCCGGCAAAGAAGCCGGATATTGACAACATTCAAAAGGCTGTGTTGGATGGGTGCAATAAAGTTGTGTGGAAGGATGACGCCCTTATCGTCAAGATTGAAATGACGAAGGAATACTCTGATAAGCCACGCGTTGAAATTGATGTTTATGAAATGAGGGGGACAGATGAAAAAGGACAGCTTTGTATTTTATAGATCGTTTTTTGAAGCCCTTCAAGATATGGGCAAAGAGGAACAAGCGGATTGTTTGATGACCCTTTGCGATTACGCCTTGAACGGTGAGGATGCGACCAGGAAGCCACCGACACCAGTGGCTGGGATGTTTTTGAAACTGGCCAAACCCCAAATTGACGCGAACAACCGAAGATTTGAAAACGGCTGCAAAGGTGCCGAATATGGGAAGTTGGGGGGACGACCTAAAAAACCCCAAGAAAACCCCAAACAAACCCCTAATGATAATGACAATGAAAATGATAATGATTTTAATAAAAAGAAAAATGATAAAAAGAAAAAGGGGTCAAATGCGGTTCAATCTGACAGCTACGAAGGGGGGACACCACTATGACACGGGTAGTCAAGCGCTTTGAAAACTGCACTTTGGACAATTATGTTTGCAGCACAGAAACGCAAGCGAAGCTTGTCGCGGAACTTCGGGCCGGGATTGAGAAAGGATTTGACCACAATATCATCATCATTGGAAGCGTTGGGACGGGAAAGACACATTTGGCGTATGCTCTTTTGAATGCGCTGGCGGAACGAATGACATCACAGGACGGACAAATTCAATGGTATCGGGAAAACAAGGTCGCATTTCGTCCGATTAAAGCGGTGATTGATGGCATCCGTGCTTCATGGGATTGCAAGGAATGTCCGAATCCGCTTGAAGATTTGGCCACTGTTCCGCTTTTAATCCTGGATGAAATCGGGATGCAATACGGAACCGCAAGCGAAAGAACTGAATTATATGAACTTTTCAATCGGCGATATGAGGATATGCTTCCGACTATCGCGATCAGCAACAATGATAAAAACGGATTGCTTCATATTTTGGGCCAACGGATTTTTGACCGGTTGTCCGGTGGTGCGTCCATTTACGAAATACGCGGACGGAGTTGGCGATAACACATAACAGGAAGGGAGACAATGGAAAAAAAAGAGGGTTTAACAGAAAAACAAATCAACAGTCGCTTGCAAAGTGGCGACTATACCCAGGATGAACTGAAAAGGATTGTGCGCATCGGTGGTGCGATGGCAAATCAAGAGGTCAAGAAGGAAAAATCCGATTACATTATGGACCAGTGGTTCACTTGCTGGCGGTCCCAACGCTACGGGATGCCGACAAGCCGTTTGGGCGACCATGCCTTTGAACATCATAATCATTTCTTTTACGATGAGGACGACCCCGAATTTATTCGGAAAATTCAAACGAATAAAAAAATTTACAATGTTTGGCTTAAATTATGCCGGGGACACGGAATCAAGCCGGAACTCTTTGAATGGCTTTTTGTCGGACCAGCGCGCGGATGGAAAGAAATTCAAAATGTGTTCGGCTCTTTGGAAAACATGAACATCTATATCAGGCGCGCTATTTACTGGTTTAGGGAGGCCAGCGCATGTGGATAAAAAAGAAAACAAGCCGAAAGATTGTCAATTCATATTGACACTTGATCGGGTCAAGAACATGGCCGGGACGGATGCGGCCGGGAACAATTCAAGATATGGCTTCGTGGATTTTTCCACAAAAAAGAAGGCCATTGTCTATTGCCCCAACATGAGGACCGGACAATGCCAATTCTACGAAAGCGGTCATGAAATGTGTGTTTTTGGCGGCCAATTGTTCGGCGTTTGAATAAAAAAACACAAGATATTGTGTTTTTACTTGACTTTTTGCACAAAATGTGGTATATTTATAGGGTAAGGGTGAAGTCTATTCACTTTTACTTCAAAATGTTTAATAAAGGCGGCATTGAACGATGCTGTTTTTTTTATTTTTACCTTTCATTATATCCCTGAAAAAAACAGGGAAAAAACAGGAAACAACACTATGCCAAAATTTCAAAAAGGACAATCAGGGAATCTGAATGGGCGGCCAAAAGGCACCCCAAACAAGACCACCCAAACAGTGAAAGAAGCCGTGATTGCTGCATTTGATGAAGTTGGCGGTGCTTCCTACCTTGTTGAAATTGCCCATACACAGCCAAAGGCGTTTCTCAGTTTACTCGGTCGGGTCATTCCGACCGAGGTTTCTGGGTCTTTGGAAGGGTTGGTTGTGAAATTAGTGAGTTATAAAGGGGACAAAAATGGCGGAAATCACAATTCCGAATGATTGGAAGCCCCGGCCATATCAATTGCCTTTTTGGCGTTATATGGAAAATGGCGGGAATCGTGCGGTCCTTGTGTGGCATAGGCGCGCTGGTAAAGATAGCACTGCAATCAATTGGACGGCATGGGATGCCATGAAGAATGTCGGTCTATACTGGCACATGGCCCCGGAACAAAAGCAAGTCCGAAAAATTGTTTGGAATGCTGTCGTCAATCAAAAGCGATTGATTGACCAAGTTTTTCCGCCTGAAATCCGCAAATCGTGCAATGACACTGAAATGAAGATTGAACTTTTGAACGGTTCAATTTGGCAATGTGTCGGTTCTGATAACTATGACAGCCTGGTTGGTGCGAACCCTCGGGGCGTTGTGTTTTCGGAATACTCAATCGGCAATCCTGCGGCCTGGGATTTTATCCGTCCGATCTTGGTTGAAAATAACGGATGGGCGATCTTCCCATATACGCCACGCGGACAAAATCACGGTGAAAAGTTATTCCGGGTTGCTTCTGAATCCCCGGATTGGTTTTGTCAAAAGCTGACGGTTGATGACACACACATTGTTTCACCGGAAAGAATTCAAACAGAATTGCGCGAACTGACGGAACAATTAGGAACGGAAGCGGCAAATGCTCTTGTTCAACAAGAATATTTTTGTTCTTTCACATCATCGGTCCTTGGTTCATACTATGGCCATCTAATTGATGAACTGGAAAAACAGGGCCGAATCAATACCGAACCTTATGAACCGTCCTTGCCTGTTATCACTGCATGGGATATTGGTGTCGGTGATAGCACTGCCATTTGGTTTGCCCAAAAGGTCGGTAATGAATTGAAAGTCATTGACTATTATGAAGCGTCCGGGGTTGGATTGCCCCATTATGTGAAAGTCTTGAAAGAAAAGCCCTATATGTATGACTTCCACATATTACCGCATGACATACGGAACACGGACTTTTCAACTGGAATCAGTCGGTTGGATGCGCTTCGTGGGATGAATGTCGGGCGCGTTGAAGTTCTTCAAGCTTCATCTGTTGATGATGGGATTGATGCGGTTCGGCGTTTATTGCCAAAATGCAAGTTTAACAAACAGACTTGTTCCGAAGGGTTGCGAAAGTTGCGACTTTATCAAAGGGATTGGTCTGATAAAAACAAGGATTGGTCCTTGAAGCCAAAGCACGATTACACCAGCCACGCGGCTGATGCTTTCCGTTATATGGCGCAAGGCTACATGCGGTTTAACCCGGTGAACGCGCGGCCATTACCGGCTGTTTCGTTTGCTGACACGACAAGTTGGGAAGCCTTTTGATGGATGCATACATTTTCTTTGATAAGCGGCGCGGTCCGATTTCTGCGCCTTGGCATTTGGTATGCAACCGGAATTGGTCGCATTGTTTGGCCCTCATAGATGATGGGGACAAAAGCATTGTTTGCGAACAATTGGCCGGTGGTCTTGCAATCTTAAAAGGTTCAAGCGTTCAAAAGGAAATTGACAATTGGAAGAATTTTGATGGAACGGCGATCGTCAAATATCCAATGCCAAAAGATTTCGGAACAAGATTCCGTTGGCGTGGGATTATGACCTGCGTGTCCATCGTCAAAGCGATTTTAAGAATTGAAAACCCTTTTATAGTTTCGCCAAAAGGGCTGTTTCAATATTTAGTAAGAAATGGCGGAACAATAATTTTTCAAAAGGATTTTTAAATGGGATTGGGTAGAACATTAAAAAAGGCTGTTGGTAAAGTAAGTAAAGCCGTTGGTGGTAATGCTTACGCAAGCACCTTCAAAGCCGAAGCTGCGAAGAAACAGGCAAAAGCCGAAGCAAAAGAAAAGGAAAAGGCTGCCAAACATGACAAAGAAGCTGCGGCCCTTGCGGAAGATATTAAAAAGAAAAAAAGCGCAAGAAGCCAAAATTCTTTGATTTCAAATGAAACGATTCAACAATTTATGCGAAAAATTTTGGGATAGAGGGACAAAATGACACAAGCATTTAGAAAACCATCAACAAGAATTGCCGGGGAAACTCTTGCTTTGCAAAAAAAACAAGAAGCCGAAGCAAAAGAAAAGGAAAAGCTCTTAAAAAAGCAACAGGACGCGGCTTTAAGAATGCGCCGTAATACTGGTGTCCAATCTTTAATTTCCGATGAAAGCATCCCATCAACTCGCAATACATTAGGATAAAAAATTATGAGCAGACTGAAAATTGAAGCACTTATTGAACGCGTCAAGCGTTCGCGCGCTGAAATAGAAGCGAATAGGTCGCTATTGGAAGATGCTGATGAATACACAAATCCTTTCTCTAAATCATATTTGAACAGCACTTCATCAGCGCAAACACTGACAACGGCCACAAAGTCGTATGACAGCACGGCGATGATTGCGTCAAATAACTTTGTCAACACGATGGTGAGTAAATTCACACCACCATTTCAACGCTGGGCTGAACTCCATGTTGGTCCTGCGGTTCCAGAAGATAAACGGGACAAGATTGACAAAGCCCTTGAAAGTATTACCGACATCATCTTTGCCAATTTAGCGGCGTCAAACTTCAATACAGCTGCGCCTGAAATGTATCGTGAACTCGGCAAAGGAACTGGGATTCTGTTCTGCCTTGAAGGCGATGAAACGATGCCTTTGAATTTCCTGTCTGCGCCTATCATGCAAATGGGATTCCTTGAAGGTAAAAATGGGACTATTGACTTTATTGTTCGCCAACGCAAAATCAAACATCGTTTAATCAAAGAAACATGGCGTAAAGCTGAAATTTCATCCACATTGTCCGATGCTATTCAGGACAAGCCCGATGATGAAGTTGAGGTCAAGGAATGTTTTTATTATGACTACGACATGTTCATTTGGCATTATGAGGTTTTGCTAGAAAGCGAAAAAGAAGTGATTTATCACTCCGAAAGTAAAACTTGCCCGGTCATTATTCCGCGGTGGATGAAAATCCCGGGCTTCGCGATAGGAGTGGGTCCCGTCTTGATGGCCTTGCCCGACATCAAAACATTGAACAAGATGAAAGAGTTGTCATTGCGCTTGGCTGCTCTTAGCGTCTTTGGCGTTTATACGGTCATCAATGACGGCGTATTTAATCCGAACACGGTCAAAATAAAGCCAGGTGCATTCATTGCGGTGCAACGGAACGGCGGACCGGAAGGACGGACAATTGAGCCATTGCCAAAGACCGGTGATTTCCAGGTTCAAGAATTTATGTTGAACGATTTGAAGGACCAAATCCGTCAAATCATGTTGGACAATCGCTTGCCACAAGAAAACGGTCCTGTTCGTTCTGCTTTGGAAATTGCGGAACGCGTCAAGACTTTGGCCACCGACATCGGCGCATCTTATGGACGGCTTATCTTTGAATATGTGATTCCATTATTCCGCCGAGTGATTGAAATTTTAGAAAAGAAGGGATTGCTTGTTTTGCCCAAAGGATTTGACATTGACAGCTTCTTTGTTCAAGTCCAGGTTTTAAGCCCGATCGCACAACAGCAATCAATTGAGGATGTTCAAAAGTTTGTTCAAGCATATCAAATGGTCGCTGGCATTGACCCGGCGTTGGCTGAATTGTCGTTTATGTTGGAAGATGTCCCGTCCTGGATTTGCGAAAAAATCGGTTCACCTGGAACTTTATTGCGAGATGACACCGACAAACAGGAATTGAAAAACCAAATCAAGGCACGGGTTGCGGAAAAATTAGCACAACTTGAAGCACAACAAATGGGGGTATCTACAAATGGCTGATGAATTTGACCCGGGAATGACACCGGAACAAAAAGCGGAATTTGACAAAGCATTCACGGAACGGATGAAGATCGGTTCCTTGATGAAACAGGTATTTTCCACGGATGAAGGAAAGCAAGTCCTTTCTCACTTGCGCAACATCTATGTTGAAAATTGCAAATGGAATCCAAAGCTGGATGTCTTGGATAGTATTCGCTGGGGCTTCATTCGTGAAGGTCAAGCGATGGTTGTCCAATCCATTGAAGAACAAATTGAATTTTTTAACAAAAACAACAAGGAGTGAAAACTATGGCTGAGAATGAAAACATTGAACAGGAAGGCACACAAGCCCCTGAAAACACAACACCACAAAATCCGAGTGGTGAACCCAACACGGAAACAACCGGAAGTGAAACGCTTCCCGGTGAAAAGCCCAAATTCCTACCGGAAGATTGTTGGGATGCGGACAATAAGCAAGTCAATTCTGAAATGCTATTGAAGGCCTTTGAACAGGAACAAAATCGCGTCAAAGGTCTGCGGACAAAGTTGGCCAAGGGCGAAGATAAAGCCCCGAAGTCCCCGGATGATTACGACTTCCAATTTGAAGAAGGCGTTGAAGTCAATGAAGATGATGCCATGTTGAAAGCATTCAAGCAAGTGGCGCATTCTTCCGGGTTGAGCAATGAAAAGGCCAACAAGATTTTGAACGAATTTATCAAGGCAACCGGTGGCTTTGCGGCCAACGATGCCGAACCAACACCCGAAGAAATAGAAGCACATAAGACCGAAGAACTGGAAAAGATCGGCACAAATGCGACCGCCGTGGTCCGTGCTGTCAACAGCTGGGGAAAATCCATGGTCGCACAGGGTGTTTGGTCTGAAAATGATTTACAAGCAATTGAAGGTGTGGCGACAACTGCGGATGTTGTTATTGCACTGAACAAGCTTCGTTCTGTTATGGGTGGGTCTGATATTCCGACAATGGATTCCATTGATGACGGCTTACCTTCTGATCGTGAGATTCAACAGATGATAGCTTCAAAGAAATACCAGGAAGGCGATGAAGCAACCCTGCGCAAGGTTGATGAACTCCTTACCCGGAGAGCAAAAGCCGGACGACCGCAATATCTGCAAGTCTGACCTTTGCGCCGTGAAAGCCGGCACAACGAAATCAAAAATAAATAACCTGTGAAGCGATGGCTTCCCCGACCTAGTCGGCCCAAAGTGAAACAGCCTCTTATTGTTTTTGTGTCTTTAACTTTAATTTTAACTTAAAAAAAGGAAAACAAAAATGAGTATTCAAGCCTCAACAAACTTCATTACATCTTTTGATGCAATGGTTAAGGCAGCGTATCAAGCGGCTGGAACGCTTCGGGATGCTGTCCGTGTGAAAACTGGCGTGAACGGTTCCTCACACAAATTCTTCACATTGGGTCAAGGCGTTGCTACTGAACGCATCCCACAATCTGACATCACACCGATGAACATTTCTCATGCAAATGTCACGGCTACATTAAAAGACTATTCAGCTGGTGAATATTCGGATGTGTTAGATTTGGAAAAATTGCCCTATGACGAAAAGAAAGAATTAGCAACAGCTGTTGCGAATGCTATGGGTCGCCGTATGGACCAATTGATTATTGATGCCATGAACATCGGTGCAAACAACAAAGTTGTCGCCGCTACTGTTCAAGAAGGTACTGGAACATCTGCTTGTGGTTTTAATATTAAAAAATTGTTGGAAGCACAACGCTTGATGAACGATGCCAATGTTCCTGATGATGGCAACCGCTATATTGCAATTTCTGCTCAAGCATTGCAAGATGCTTTGTTAGACCCAAAAATTACTTCTGCCGATTATTCTACATTAAGAGGAATTCAAACGGGTAGCATCACGGAATTTGCAAGATTCAAATTCAAAATCATTGGTACCCGTAAAGAAGGTGGTTTGCCTCTTGCATCTAATACTCGGACAAATTTTGCCTGGCATAAAGACGCTGTCGGTTTAGCAATCGGCCACGATATGCACACAGAAATCAACTACATCCCGGAAAAAACATCCTGGTTGACAAATGGGTTGTTCTCTGCCGGTGCTGTTGTGATTGACAACGAAGGCGTTTATAAAGTCAACACCAAAGAATAAGGAGAATAAACTATGTCTTTCAGTAATGCTACTATTACACCCGTAGGCGGACAATCCCTTCGCGGAAAAGCCCCACAGGTTTTTGCTTACAAAACAACGGACGCTTTATCAACGGTTAAAGGGTCCGGCTACTTCAACAGCTTTGGTCCTATGTTGGAACCAGGCGATCTGATTCTTGTGTCAACGATGAGTTCCGGTTCTGCGACAAACTGCTATATTTTAACAGTTGCCGCTAAAACTTCCGGCACCGTCACGACCGCGGTCGCTGCTTATACAGCTGCTTCGTAATTTAGTGAGGGGGGCGGAGCCTTCCGTCCCTCTCTTTTTATTTTATAGAGGAAAAGAAAATGTCTTTTACAAAAGTTGATATATGTTCCCAAGCGTTGGCACTGATACGCGCAAATTCAATTTCGTCTTTTGATGAAGATTCAGAAGAAGCAAAAACTTGCTCTTTGTTATATGATTCTTTTGTAAAGGACATTTTTTCGCGTTATCCGTGGTCTTTCGCTACAAAGATTCAAGCATTGCCTCGTTTAGCACTTGACCCTGTTGATACAAAATATAAATGCGCCTATGCCATGCCGAATGATTGGCAGCGGATTTTGGCCGTTTATGATAACAATGGCAACCTCATTGATGATTATGAAATATCCGGTGAGGATTTGGGCAAGAATTCAAGCGGTGTCAAAACGCCAATTCTGTTGGCCAACAATTCAAGCGGTGTCAAAACGCCAATTCTGTTGGCCAACAATTCAAGCGGTGTCAAAATCAAATATACACGGTATGTTGAAGAATCAAATTGGCCCGGTTATTTCATCAACTATGCCATCCATGCGTTGGCGGATTTGCTGGCTGGACCGATAACAGATGATGACGCGACAATTGATAAAATGCATCGCCTAGCATACGGGGGACCCGGTGAAGGCGAACGCGGTGGAAAGTTTGCGGTTGCGACATACACCGACACGCAGCAACAGCCATCCACCGAAATGGATAGTAATATATTGATTGCTGCGAGGTTTGCATGAAGATTCAAACAGAACAACAACGATTTTCGCAGGGGGAAATTGACCCCTTGATGATAGGGCGTAATGATGTTGATAAGTATTATGGCGGCCTAGCAAAAGCCACAAATGTCTTTCCACTTCGGCAGGGGGGATTAAAATCCCGTCCAGGGTTGCAATTGATTGAACAATTGCCGGACGGGAATCACAAGTGCTTTGAATTTGTGGTTGATAGCAACACAAAATATCTGATTGTCTTTTCACATGAAGAAATCCGAGTTTATAGGAACCGCGTATTGAAGGCGACAATTACGGCGACAGATTATCCCAGTTCTGTCATTCCAACAATCAATGTTGCGCAAGCATACGACACGATGATTATTTTCAGCGATGAGGTAGCACCGCACAAATTGTTCCGACAGAATGAAACGACCTGGACATTGTCAACACTGACTTTCAAATATGTTCCACGATATGCTTATCAATTAGTTGAAGTGAATCCACAAGGGACATGCACCCCATCTTCAAAAGAAGGTGAAATCACGCTTACGGCCAGCAACGGAACATTCAATGCTGATTCTGTTGGCCAATATATTGAAGGCAATGGCGGACGCGCACGAATAACTGGCTTTGTGTCATCAACAAAGGTCAAAGCCGTGACAGAAATATCCTTCTTTGATACGGATGCTATGGCTTCGGGAAGTTGGACATACATGACAGGATATGAACCGGTCTTTTCTGAAAATCGCGGTTGGCCAACATCAGGCGTATTTTATGAAGGCCGCTTGTGGATTGGTGGATGCAAATCCAGGCCCAACAGTGTCTTTGGCTCTCGTGTGAATGATTTTTACAACTTTAATCCCAACACAATTTTAGATGATGATGCAATTGACACAACATTGGACTGTTCAAATAAGATCGTGAACATTATCGCAGGCCGAAATCTGCAAGTTTTCACTATCGGTTCGGAACACATTGCTATCCAGTCATTGGGCGACCCAATCACCCCGAAAACTATCAACTTCAAAAAACAAACTTCAATCGGTTCTCGGCCAAATCTCCGCGCATTTGAAATTGAGGGCGAAACGATATTCGTCAATACTTCTTCAATTCATGCCTTCGTTTATGATGATGCACAAGGCGCATACAGTTCACAAATCGTTTCATTGCTATCGGGTCATTTAGTGAAGAATCCTATTGACTTCTGTGTTCGTAAAGCATACACGGACCAGGGGGCGACATACATCGTCCTTGTGAATAATGACAATAATCTTTGTGTTGTGGACATTTTGCGTTCGCAAGAGGTCAATTCATTCACTGAACAAACAACACAAGGCAAGTTCTTGAATTGTGGCACTGATGAAAATGACATTTATGTCATAACGGAACGCACAATCAATGGGACAACACATCACTATTTGGAAGTGTTTGATGACAACCGCCATCTTGATTTTTCAATTTTGAAAACATACGAAACACCGACAGACACAATCACCGGTCTTTCATTGTTCCGTGGCATTGATTTTGAAGTTTATACTGATGCGGGATGGACGGACAATGCGAAAATTGATGAAAATGGTGTTCTTCAATTACCGGTTGATTGTAAATTGTTTGAAATTGGCTTCAATTATGAATCCATCATCAAAGATTTGCCGGTTCAAACTCCTGGCCAAGGTTCAACCATTGGAATGAAAAAGAACATTTCGGAAGTGTCCGTTTTGTTGTCCAATACATCAACCTGCCACATCAACGGGATTGAAGCGGTTCCGGAAAAAGATTTTCCATTCTGCCTGGAAGAATACAAATTTTATAGGTTCACGGGAACAAAGACATTGAAGGGTTTCCGTGGCTGGAACGACACCGGACAAATTACAATTTCAAAAACTCGTCCGGGGGATTTAACACTATTGTCAATGTCAAAGAAAGTGAGGTTATAAAATGGTCGCAACGACAACAGCAACAACAGCAGGTGCCGTTACAGCTGGGGCCACAACAGCAGGAACAACAGCGGGTGGAGTGGCTACCACTGGGGCCCTTACCGCTGGGACAACCGCCGGTCTTACAACAGCAGGGACGACAACCGCCGGTCTTACAACAGCAGGGACGACAACCGCCGGTCTTACAACAGCAGGGACGACAACCGCCGGTCTTACAACAGCAGGGACG